TGCTACCGACGAACTATATGCTAGTTTGAATACGCACGTTGATTCATTCGTGGAGGTATTGTTAGGTAAGACCGACAGTCACATCAACAAAATGGAAAAAAACCTGAAAATGATTGACCCCAAGAACACAAAAGACCTGAAAAAGTGCGTATACGAATACCGCGACTATTTTGTAAGTATGAATAAGATATTCACTGAAAAAGACAGCGACATTTTGAATATACGAGATGAAATCATAGGTGACTTAAATAAATTTTTGTATCTGTCTCGTTTTAGATAAAGTTACGGTTTCTTGTAATGTGATAACATGCCGTGCAATTTAGGTAAATAATTTAATTCCTTAGGGTATTTACCGTGTATTTCTTTATATCGCATGTTTTTAGGCAACATTTTCTTTTCCTGATTTTGCTTGTATTTGTCCACGCGTTGTCTCCAAAGTCGTTGAATAATGCGTATCCAAAATGTTTTTAATACCACATAATAGACATCGTTACGAATATACAACTGCATAATTTCAATGCTTGAACATCTGCGAAGCATAATGCTATACGAATGTAGGTATTCTTGAATTTTATCTATTGGATATTTTGTAAAGATATTCCCGGACACCGAATTTATATACAGAAAATTTCCTGATTTTGAAATGTGCTTGTAAATACCAACATAATAACAACCATCGTTTTTGTCTGAATCCAAATGGTATTTGTCGTCTTGAAAGATTGCGTTTATCGCCTCATCGTCGTCTTCCGGGTCATCTACCAGGTCAAAATCATCATCTGTGCTATCATCGTATGCTGAATTGGATGCTGTAGTTAACGCAATCACACGTGACCCATCAGATGAACTGGACCCCGAACTGGATGTAAGCGAGTTGTTACTATGTGCGCTGTTGTCTTGATATCCCATTGTGCTTATTGTATCTTCGTCTGAATCATAGTTACTCATTCTGCAGGATTCAATTTTATATACAATACTGCGAAGTTGTATTTAGATTTGTATCATAACTAGATTATAATCGTAACATGATGATGATAATACCGAATTTAGAAATTGTATGGGCGCAAATCAAAAGTAAACATATGATTTTTAATGTGGTAGTATAGTATAGAGAACATCATGTCTGAACATAACGTAGGAACTTACAAAAGCATTGAACAAAGACTCGTTGAGACCCCGGTCGCTCCCACTACAGGGTTGACTCCCATTCATCCTTCATCCGAACCCACTGCATCATTGGCTAATAAGACGGAACAGGAAAAAATAGAGGTAATTGTCAACCCGTTACAATATTACGTGAAAGTGAGTTATATGATCACCTATATTTTGTTGTTGACTACCGCAACCATTACCTTTATTGAAGCGATTACTACATCAAATGCGACTGTGCGTCATATTCTGAACCTAGAAACGGTTATCTCCATTATTGCTGGTTATTTTTATTCGTTGTTCTTGGGAAGGATAAATAAATCAAGTGAAGAAGACGGGGCAATTGACTGGAAGGAGATGAACAAAACTCGCTATGTAGATTGGTCCATTACTACACCCTTCATGTTGTTGGTATTGTGTGCGGTTCTGGGTAAGAATGTTGGCAAAACGGTCGGATTATCCACATTTGGCGCAATTGTGGCATTAAATTATTTCATGTTGCTAACTGGATATTTGGGCGAAATAGACTTAATGAATAAGTCGCTTGCTGCATTGTTTGGTTTCGGCGGTTTGTATGGTATATTTTATCTAATTTATAAGACTTTCTTGGAGAATAAGAACGTCCTCGCAAATAACATACTCTTTGGAATTTATCTGGTTATTTGGTCGCTGTATGGCGTAGTGTATTTCTTAGACGAAGAATACAAGAATATTTTCACGAATATCCTAGACGCAATCGCAAAGAGTGGCATGGGCATCGGATTGTGGGCATATTATACAAAAATCGTGACTCTATAAGAGAATTTGTGATATTACAAATGTAATTACAAAAATAGTATTGTAATTACAAATAAATTTGCCACCCTAAAGAATCGAACTTTAATTTCATCCCCGCAATTGGGATTAATCGCAACCAGCCGTGGCCAATATATACAGAGATAAAAATTGAATGGGACAATATGATACTTTCTTTTATGATAGTTAGTATGAACAACCACAATATAGTGAAGGGTTACAAAGGCATCATGGATTTAGATTTATCTACTACCGACCCAAAATATTGGAAAGACATGGTAGCGCAGCATACCGAAGATATTAACGAATACATAGCCGACCAGTCTAACCGACCTATCCATTTGCGTTACGAGAATACTATTTGTCGTGCTGAAACAAATCTCAATAATGACCGCGCGGCTATCGCGCAACTCGCAAAAGACAATTGGGACGCAAATACACGACGACATCAACTGCGAGAAGAGATAGACAAGCACGCGAAGACTCAACCCAATGGAATTACAAATACAAACTCTGCGACGTAGTCACATATTTTAAAATCATTGGCTCCACCTGCTTTAACTTATGTAACAATTCAATTTGTCCTATTTCCTCGCAGACATTCGTGAGCTCTTTTACCATGGTCACGATTTTCAATAACGCCTTGTTAAAATCACCGATGGAGATTTCTTTTTCTCCTACGTTATCTTGAATAAAATGCTTACATTCATACTCTGTGTTACATTCGCACCATCCCATTGCTAGGTCCATCAAATCGTATTGCAATGCATCCGGATAGTTGTATCCCGTCCACAAACGATTGTCATTTTCGGTGTCTTCATAGTGGTCAAATATATCTTTCAATAAATCAACGCATTTCGTCACGTGGATGTCACTGGAGTTGGGGACCACTTGTTGTTTCTCGTCTGGAACTTTTACATCCGCCAGACAAGACAATACCCCTACTATTTGTTTCGGAGTAAACTCAGCAAAGTAGTCTACTCGCGAGCAAAGCTGCGAAAGAACCAACGGATGTGCCTCGGCGAGATTGGAAGCAATCTTTCCAATTGGTGTAAAGTGATAATCTGTTCCAGATTCCGAGCTCGTTTCTTGGATATACTTGTTGTTCACTAGGATTTGACATATTTTATCGGTATTGGTTTGGATATATTGCTCGTTATAATACAGGTTGTTTCGCAGCGAATTTAACTCATTCTCCATGTTGTATAACGCTTTGACGTGTTCTGTATCCGGTTTGATATGCTTGTATTGAGTTTCCATTGTTGTTATTTCACGTTCAACCTCTTTTCGCTTTTTGTTTTTCAAGGTGGGCACTTGAGTTAGCAGGTCCAAATATCGGTCACACAATGTTTTGGATGTCTTCAACGACCCAATACTTATGGTTTTGGCTTCCATGTCCTTTTCTAGCGCCATGATTTCTTCGTTGTATTGGCGTACAATCACGGAGATTTCGTTTTGAACCATACTTTTTTGTGCGAACAAGTGGAAATCGCGCGTGCATCCGTTTTTTATCAAATTCAAAATGAGTGAATAAGAGATATGGAACTTAGAGGTGAGTTTCTGCGGCTTGCCTCCCAACAGTTTTTTGTATTCTTCTAGAGAAGGCATTTTAAACAGATTGTTACAGTGGACTACGTGACCGATTGTATCTATTCCACGACGTCCAGCGCGACCGGCCATCTGCGTGTATTCATGCGCATGAAGAAAGCGAGAATGGTTACCATCAAATTTGGTTAAGTTGCTGAACACGACTGTTTTGATTGGGCAGTCCAGACCAATGGCGAACGATTCGGTTGCGAACAATATATATATGTATTTTTTGGAAATCATCAACTCCACGATTTCGCGCAAGATGGGAATCATGCCCGAATGATGGATACCGATTCCCTTTTCAAGCAACGATACCAACTGAATGTATTCAGGCAACTCCATGTATTCTCTGTAATTAGGCAATTTTCGTAGAATAGCGTCGCATTCTTTTTTGATAGTAAACGGTAACTTGCTGTCTTCAGGAAGAATCGGAATAGTTATGTCGTGTGCAAGTTGCTCTACCATTTTACGCGAGAATACGAAGACAATGGCAGGTAGCATATCGCGTTCATGTAGAAACTTGGCCAACTTGTTTAACATGTCCTTGCGATTGATAAATACTTTGTTTTCTTGATACACTTTCATTAAATCCGTTAATTTTTTATGGGAATTCTCATCAAACTTTCCATTTGCGTCTTGTAGTAACACCAATTTGTTTGTATTTTTCTTGATATCTTGCTGCGTTGCTTTGTCTTTGATGTGCTTGAATACACCTTCGTTGTTAGTTAGAAACCCGTAATGAGTGAGTGGGACTACGCGATGATTTGTGGAAGCCAAATAGACTTGTTTACCACCTTTTTCTACCAATCCTTTTTCGCACCATTTCGCAAATCCCTCGGGGTTGTCAATGGTGGCCGAAAGCATGACCATCTGAATATGGGGAGGCAACATCAAGATGGTTTTTTCCCAGGTTTGGCCGCGGTCGGCGTCGTTGATATAGTGGACTTCGTCAAATACTACACATGCGAGTTCGGTTTGAACGTCAATCTGGAACTGCAGACCAGGAGCACTGTTCGTATTGTCTTTTTCCAACTCGGAACCTGACGTAGGAGTAGTAGCCGTAAACAAATAATTCATCAAAATCTCAGTGGTCATGATCAAGACGTCTGCCTCTGGATTGGTTTTGATATCACCGGTGAATAGACCAAAGGAAATATGAGGATATTTCTGGGTGAATTCATAATATTTCTGATTGGAAAGCGCTTTGATAGGACTGGTATAAATCACCTTTTTCCCTTGTTTTTTGAAGTGAGTAATTGCGAACTCGGCTGGAAGGGTTTTGCCCGAACCAGTATGCGCAGTAATAAGGACGTGTTGCTGTTTGACGATGGCTTCGATTGCGTATTTTTGGAAATCGCTCAAGGGAAAAGGATATTGGTTGAAATGTTCATTGTGAGGTGTGTCTTCCGGATATGGTTGTGTGCATAAGTAAACCATGATTACAATATAAGTAGTGAAAAATATTTATATTGTTTTGTAAAATAGATTACATCTAGTAACGGTTTTGCATGACGAATCGTTGATTGTAATTTACTTGACGTTTTTCTATGTCGGAATATCCAGGTAATTGTCCGGCAAAAACATCATTATGATACCAGAATTGGGTAGATAGTTGTATTGGCTTCCAGCAAGAATCAAGTGCCCATTTATTCGGATCACCTCCATTTTCAAGTTTGGATACACTTGCCTCAAACACTGGTAGCAATGTGGATATAAATCTATGTTTGATGATATATCCGGTTGTGGTTTGGTTGTTCGTTATTCGATGAAAATTATCACATATGTTGTGCGAAATAGTATCACCTCTTGGTGTTAATGTAATGAGGTCCCATCCATCGCAGTCTTTTATTTGATCGAATTCCATCAGAAATGTATCAAAATGTTTCTGATTTAATATGCAAAAATCGTCTTCCAATAACATATAGTAGTCATCATTTTTCTGAGACAACGTTTTTAAACATTCTATATGGGACAACGTGCATCCAACCGCACCTTTTTTATGCTCAATCGCATTAAACCTTTCTATATGTTTGAAGAAAGGGTGTTTGGTAAGGTTTTGCATATGATGATTTCTGTCTTCGCGTTTTGCAAGATTAATATAATATCCATTCATAGCACTCATGAGAATATATACATATATTTATACACTGTTTAAGTTGTTTAGTTTTGTTTGGTATTCATCAAGAGACCCTTGATAACCCGACTTACTATAATAATATGCGATTAACTCTTCCTTAGATAACTGTTCCAAACAATGATTCAGTAGTTCATTACTGACATAATATTTGTGTAATATGGTGCTTTGTTCGGTTCGTGGATGGTTCAAATGAAATAGAGGTGAATTCATATATTTATTGTTTGGACCGGTAATTTGGTTATTATATGATTCCGAACATTTGAATCCCAATTTACGTATTCTTTTCACACGTTCAATGTCTTCTGGTGAATAACTGATAAAATGAACATTTTCATTGCCCAATAAATTATATAATTCACGATCAATAAATAGAATACCACCTACTCCAGCAAAATTGGGTTTACTGGTAACTTTTAATGATTGTATTGTATAGTCTTCCATAAAACTTGTTTTGTCTGTGATTTCAAATGAACCAGGAGGTGTTCCAAATGGGTGCAATAATTTGAACCCTTCGTTCGTTAGTTTGTTTTTGCATAATTTATATGATTCAGGAAACGTGAAACAATCAGTATCGTTTATTACCAAGATTTTGGAGGTTGCTTTTTGAATCAAGAAATTGGAAACAATCGTTCTTGAAAATACAGATGCACTTTGTAAATAGTAATAATTCATATTTGTTTTGTATGCAAGACTTATATTATCAAAACTGCAGGAAGTTCCTTGTTCAAATACTAAGATTGTTGTATTAAAATGTTTTCCAATAAAATTCAAAAGACAAGTCAGATTTACAAGTCTTTCATCAAAATCCTTTTTGAAAGGAATAATGAAAGTACAATCAGTTAAGTCAACCTTATTATTATCGTGGTGTTCAATCGTTTTATACAATACCGTGTTGGCGATTTCATTATTCATTGAATCCAAGTAGTCTTTTTTACGCACATCGTCTTGCTTGATGAAATTGTGTATTTTTTCAGACGTGTCTAAGTTTTGTTTTAACATAGCTATTTTCTCTGTAATAGAACCATATGTATGTCGGTCAACAATCGCACTGTTATAAATAGTCTCCATTATATATAAATATGGATTACGTTTATATTATTTATGTATCCACGAATAAAACAATATAAATATTAAATTCATTTGATACCTATTGGCACCATGTTCTACTCTCAGTATGATCAAGATAAGTATCTTGAAAACAACGTATTCAAAGGCCATAAGAAAGGTGTATTTATAGATATTGGTGCGCATAACGGTATTAAACTAAATAATACTATGTATTTTGAAATGGAACACGATTGGACTGGTATAAATGTAGAGGCCAATGCGGACGTTTTTATAGATTTAGCTAAGAACCGACCGAATAGCACGAATATAAATTGTGCGATTTGCAACAAAGATGGTGAGGCTAAATTTATATCTAATAGTGGATATACGAACATGTTATCCGGATTACAAGATCATTTTGACCCAAGACATCAAAATCGTCTTGATAAGGAAAATGCTTCAAAAGGTGGACAAACCAAAATTGTTACTGTTAAAACTAGACGTCTTGAATCGGTATTTGATGAACATCATATTACTCATGTAAATTATTTGTCTGTAGATGTAGAAGGTGCGGAATATGACGTATTAAAGTCTATTAATTATGATAAGGTGTTTATTGATGTCATTGGATTTGAAAATAATTATGAAGATACTTCTGCGCCTATTATTGATTTTTTGAAATCGAACTGCTATGTTATGCTAAAAAAAGGGAGTGACATTTTTATGATACACAGTAAATCCGCGTTTTATACAAAGAATTAAATGTGTGTTATATCTTACTTGCGGTTTTGATGACTACCATGAATACCGTAAAATTTGTCCCAATATGCAAAAGGTTTGTTGCGTATTTCTTTTGTTAAATTATTCATATTTGTAATCCGAGTTATCATATTTTGTTTCGTTTCTTCATCATTATTAGTATGACAAAGTTCATTCGGAATGATTCTTTGAAATTTATCAATCATGAAGTCTACAATCTGGTCTAATGAGTTAGTAGCTGTTTCATTTATATCATTGTAATCAACGACCAACACATTATCATATTTATTATATTTTTCACTAATTTTGGGATGTTTATCACGATTAGACCCTATAAATATGATTTTGTATTGGGGATATTTCTTCATCCATTTATCAATATCTATATCATGAGTTTTTGTTATACAGTGTTTGTTTATTAGTGTTTCAGTATTCCAGTGTATTTCTTCTTCAGGACATACATATCCGTGCACCAGATTCAACAACAACGTTGAACCTGTGTGTGGTTTGGAACATTGCACAATTTTTATAGACTTACTCATTATATATTATAAAAATATATAATATGAATTATATAGAAACATATTCGTTGTTTTACTATTAGATATGAGCTTGCAGAACATTCTTCAAATTGAATCTATAATTTCTTCTTTTGATAGATATGTCATTATCAAAAAAAGCGAAGAATTTCCACTATACAAGATAAATCAAGATATAGATATTTTGACCACCAAACTTGATAAAAATATAAATGTATTATTGCATAGTTACGATAAAAGTCAATTTTCTCATAAAATAGAAATCGTGATTCCAAATAAACACTATCATATTGACTTGTATTTGTTGAGTGATCCCAAACGTTTACATTTTCGTTTTGATATGTTTTCTTGTTTGAATTACAAGAGATTTTCCGTGAATCAGGCAATAACCGAATATATTATTTTGAACCGAATTTTAGATTCCTCTATTTACATTCCGAAATTGGAAGATGATTTGTCTCTGAGATATGCGGAATACATTGAATACAAAAGCAATCCGAAAAAGGAGAAGCATCTTGTTTATACAAATAAATTTTCAAATGTGAATTTTCATCGAGTTAAGGAAGGAGATAAGAATAGTCTTTTTAACTACAAAAGTGGTACAAACCCTTATTATAGTTTTATCATATGGTCACATGGCATTCCAGATATATATGACATTGTTCAGATGTTAAAACAAAATGTATCCTGTGAAATTAAACTAATCACGAAGAAAACATATCCGAATATATCAGACTTTATCAGCAAGGTATATGCACTTGAACTCCATAATAAAAATCATATAATCGGCAAAACCAATTATCTACGAAGTCTCGGAAATGAGTATTTTTATATATTAATCAAAAAACATGATTATAATCCTAAACAATATGGTAGTGGCAAGGACATGATTTATGCTGATGAAGATGTTGTCAATTTCAAATGGCTGGTGCGTACAAAATATAATCCAAAGTTACCTGATCCAAAAGCACAACCTTCTCCGTCGTTGCCTCCTGGAATATCACATCATCATGTATTACACGCAACCGATACAGAGAAAGAGACCGCACACCTGACAAAAGTTATAACGAATATGACGAATGCCTATTATGAAGATGTCATTTTACATGATGCATACATTCCTTATCATATCAAAGGTCAATTTCACATACGCGATATAGATATATCTGAATTGAAAATTACCGTTCATAAATCACTGGAAAACAAAGTAAAAGTGGGTATACAATACACTCCTCATTATGCTTACGTGAGTGGAGATAAATCAACTTATATTAACTATTATCAACAGTTTATGGGTGGACTTTTCACAGATGATCATACTGGATTATCATTTGATCGGTTGATTGAGTCGTTCAATCCGAACACATATAAATATGAAAAGACGAATCTCATATTAATTAATAAAAACAGTGAGGTTTTGGATGGGGTTCATCGGTTAGCAATTTTATACAAACACAATGTATCAAATCTACGAGTATTATCTCTATAATATTACCAATCTTTACGAGGAGTTACCGCGTAGGGTTCTTTTTTAATTTCATCAAAGTTATGGATACTTTTATGAACATAGAAACTATCAAACCAAGCACCTTTTACAAAAACATAATCATTCGCGAATAATACTTTTTCTAACTCGGGGGATGGTCGCTCTATTGTCATAGCAAGAAACGTATATTTATCAAAAGGAAACTTGCTTAATATGCGTTCCTCAGCACCTTCTACATCAAGACTTAGATATTCAATGACCTTTGGAGCATTATGTTTGTCTAATATATATTCAAGTGTTTTTGTGTTTTTCTTCATAAATTTACCATTTTTCATTTGATTTGCACGATATTTTATATTGTTATCAGTATCGTCATCAACGATCCCTCCTAATTCACCGTTATCTATACGAAATAATACTTCAGTATCATTTTCCGTATCAATAATCGTGTCATCTACAATACATTTTCGGTTGTTTTTTAACTTAGTAAAAAAATGTGGATTCGGCTCAATACACATTCCGTTCCATTCTAATTTTGTTTCTAGCAACCATGTGTTATTAATGCTCACCCCGTCCGTAGCGGCCAAATCAATGAAATATCCTCCTTTTTTCTGATGAAAAACATCATCAATAATCCATTGGTCTTGACCTTTTTGTCCTATGAAATCCATAGAACCTGTGAATCTCATTATATATATAATGTCTTCATTATTTATGTATTTTTACGAATACCAAGTTTCTATTACACGTTTAATAGAAATAGTTTCCTTTATTTGATCTTGGTTTATCTGTATCTGATATTTATCAGGATGTTCGTATATATCTGTTAACATTTGCATGTCTTTTTCTATGTTTCCTGATAAACAAATAACTTGATTGGGGAAATACTGTGTAATGTTTGCACATCCTAAATACACGGGGGTTGTGTTACACAATAAAGGATCCATGATTTTCTCACTAAAATAATGAGGCGTAATGCTATTTTCAATTGAAATATGAAACTTGTAATCCTCATACATCATATATGAGTCATCTAAGGTAACTGTTCCTGAATCTTTGAAAGCACCTTTTAAACGTTTGTCATTTAATTTTGCATATTGTTCACAACCTCTTCCGTATATATCAATCGGCAAATTAGATTTCAGGATTTCCTTGACTAGTGCATGTCTGTATGCATGACCGGATGTAATATTCTTCTGTGAAATCATCATTGACATCCAATTCGGTTTCTCTGCGAAAATTTTCTTAGGTGGAACAACATGATATAAATATGCGAAATGCTCTGTAAACGGTTCGGGTAAATCACGCTTGTCGCCAATATAATACTTGCCTATCTTGTTTTCTGCATATTGTATAAAACTATGAGTCAATCCTAAAAATTGGATTGGTTCAAATGCAAGTCCGACCACATTTTCTTTTGGAATATGCAGGTCAGGCATAGCCGTATTCAATATAATTGCGTGTGTATAATCGTTGTTTGTAGTGAAACAATATTTCACATTGTATTCAGCATCATCTAATAATTCAGAAATGCGAATAAGTGGCACGGAACAATCTTTACCTGGTTTGGCAAAACTAGAAAACACTCTTACTTTAATCATTTTATAATTCAGTTATCTATTCTTTGCGTTACTTATGAATAATATGTATTGTATGTTTTAAATCCATATAAACCTAATTATTGTATTGTCTCTAATGACAAAATTAGCGTTCATTACAGGCATCACCGGTCAAGACGGTTCCTATCTTGCCGAACTACTTATTGAAAAAGGATACAAAGTATTCGGAATTGTTCGTCGCACATCGCTTTTGTATTCGCATACTCGTATTGATCATATACGCGATAACATTCATCTAGAATATGGTGATATGAGCGATGGTTCATCCCTTACTAATTACCTGACCAAAATCGTAAACACTCATCCAAAATTTGAAAGATTTGAAGTATACAACTTAGCAGCACAAAGTCACGTGAAAATTTCGTTTGAAATTCCCGAATACACTACACTTATTGATGGCGTAGGAACGTTAAAGCTATTGGAAGCAATTCGCACATTTCCCACAGAGATTATGGAGAAAACTAGGTTTTATCAAGCCGGAACAAGTGAGATGTATGGCGCAGTGCTGGAAACCCCGCAAAAAGAAACAACGCCCTTCAATCCTCAGTCGCCATATGCTTGTGCAAAAGTGTATAGCCATTTCCTAGTGAAAAACTATCGTGAAGGCTATGGAATGTATGCTTGTAACGGAATACTTTTTAATCATGAGAGTCCACGACGCGGGGCAAATTTTGTGACAATGAAAATTGTGAATGCTGTGAAAAAGATTCAATTGGAAGACGACCCCGATTATGTTCTTTCTTTGGGAAATATTGATAGTAAACGCGATTGGGGACATTCTAACGATTATGTACGCGGAATGTGGTTGATGTTGCAACAAGATTTCCCAGACGATTTCGTCTTAGCAACTGGCGAGACGTATACCGTTCGGTCTTTTGTAGAACGCTGTTTTGCGAAGATCGGCAAAGAAATTGTTTGGGAAGGGCAAGGAACAGATGAGATAGGTAAAGACAAGATTACAGGTAAAATATTGGTGAAAATAGATGAAAAATACTTCCGTCCTTGCGAAGTTGATCTGCTATTAGGAGACCCAACCAAGGCTGCCGAGAAACTTGGATGGACTCGTCATTATGATTTAGACACTTTGATTGATGATATGTTCCAATCGTAAAATCAAATTTGTATTCAAACGAAATGAAAATATGTTGTCCTATATTATAACTTGTATTATGGATTTGCAGAAAGGAAACAAAATGACCGGAGTAGTAAACGGATTGTATTATGGACAACAAGAGCGCACCGATGAATTAAATGAGCGCATCCAGTCTAGAAATATTCCCGACTCTCCTTTAGCCCCTAACTTCAACTTCCGCGCAACTCCCACCCGATATACTGATTTTTCTACGATTGATACTAAGAAAACGTATAATGAACCCATTCTTCCTTATCCCACTTATAATAGCAACGCCAATTTTAACCCCGGAAACGCCTCAGGACCTGTATCTGGGTATACATCCAATGTTGCTACTGAAACTATGCTCCGCAACCAACATTTCGCTCTTCAGAATGGCGGCGACCAAGGCGTCTATGTTCCTTCTTCCAACAGCACCTTATACAAAACCACCGTCGTGTCCAGACCCAGTGAGCAACCTTATCCTATGTTGTTCAAACAGGAATTATTTAGCCAAGCCCCTCACCCCAACGTTCAACAGAGCGTGATTGGCAACGACCAATTCTTTAATCATACGCGCACTCAATTGAGAAACTCTGCATAAACGCCTTTGAAAATAACATATAACTTTATCCTATTTAAATATATACGGTATATTTAAATAACAAAATGAAAAATGAAAATATGATTTATAAGCTATTATGCAATATTGCGATTGCCTATGTAGGTTACACCGCTTATAAATACGCAGAAAAAAAAATGGGCGATGAAAACGATGATGTAGAAGGATTTACTCAGTTGGAACCCTTCGTGTTGAAACGAGACAAGGATTGTTATGATGAATTTTATTCCAGCGTCTTTGATGAAATTCACAATTCGGCTAAGCTAGCAAGTTGGGAACTTACACAAGTGTTGAAAATGACCCTCCCCGATACAAATCATAGCGTGTTCCTTGACCTCGCAAGTCGCACCGGAGAACGCGTCAAAGAACTGGAGGACGGTGGATATCGCGCATATGGCATTGAATCGTCCAATGCGTTGATTTCTCACTGTGAACACAAGCATCCCGATTTAGAGATACAGAAGGGTGTTCACACTGATTCGTTGTTGTTTGAAAAGAACACCTTCACGCATATTTTGTGCTGCGATTTTGCTATCTATGAAACTAAAAACAAACAAGAGTTCTTTGGTAATTGTTTCCATTGGCTTCAACATAACGGATATTTAGTGTTACATTTGGTGGAGCGTAGTTGTTTTAACGCGGTGTCTCCTCGTGACGATGATGAAATTAAGTGGTTGCCTTTGATTCCCGAGGATAGAAAGCAATTGCGTAAAGTAAAAGCAAATTACGAAGATTTTGAATACGAAAAGAGTTTTCATTTCCCCGTAAACGTTGATGAAACCAACGTGGTTATGTTGCGAGAAACATTCACCGATAAAGCGACCAAGCACGTTCGTCAAAATGAGTTCACTTATCAAATGGAGGAAATCAAAGAGATCTTAGCGATGGCCAAGAAAGCGGGTTTTATCTTTCACGCCAAAGCCAGTATGAAGAAGTACAATGGTGACCCTCATCAATATTTATATATATTAGAGAAGCCGATGTAACTTTCTTTGTATAATGATATAATTTATATTTGTATAATATATATTATAAACATGACTACGGAAGTGTCTCAAGTTATGTTGAAAGCCATTAATAATGGATTTGAGGAGAAAACTTTAACGTCTGAATTCGTTTGTGCGACACCCGATAGTCATGCACAAGAGTTAGCAACCGAAATTGCTTTGGTGCTTGAAGAAAATAAGAACGATACTTCATTTTTTAATTTTATGAAATTTACCGGGGATGTCGCGGGTCTACTTAATGGGCCCATGAGAATGGATAGAATCAAAAAGGAAAAAGAAGAGTTGGGACGTGAATACAATCTGGGTGCCCTACAAACAGAGATAAATGAGGCGATTGATACTGGATTTAATAAAATAAAGGACACCAGTGGATGTTATAATAAAAGAGAGGATGTTTTAAACAAAGTAAAAGAATTTTACTCTAACTTGCTCAATAGCAAGTGGAGATCGGTAAATCATGACGAAGTCAATGTTGGAGGCAATAAATCCGCGAGAAAATATACCGACAATCTTCGCAAAAAGAAAGCAAAGAAGGATTGTGCGAATGTAAAGGGATGCAAAGTCGCATCTGGTTCCAGAAGGACGTACTGTCGCAAAACCAAGAACAATACCGGCAAAAAAACGTCCAGACGCACAGTTGCGTCCGGTTCCAAGAGAACGTACTCTCGCAAGGCACATAACAAGACCCATAAGAAAAAGTAAATATAATGATTTAGTTCAAACCCCTATCAAAATATATTGACGCATTGTAGTATGCTTCAATATATTTTTTATACCCTCATTTGCACTTGTATCTTGCTATGGATGGTGACCAAAATCAAATACCCTTTTTGGAATATTCAACCCGTATATCATCAATACGATTATTGGCGTTTCTTATACCGAGAACCTTTCACCATCTATAAATACGTCCCAATCAAGACCAGATTTTGCGATTTTGAACAAGTTTTTACGTTTTCTTATTACGATTGTTCGCATCAACAAAAACAGTATTTACTGAATCTACTGCAGTGCTATTATTTACCAGATGATAATACCATTCATAACATTCATGAAAAAGATATGACATGTTACTTTTCAGGACATAGAGAACCTCCTTTCATTTCATTCTATTACGAAAAAACCCTTACTGACGATAAAAAACCACTGTATCTGCCCGAACCGACTGGTTGTGCGACCACCATATCAGTCAATATGTATTATCTACCCACTATACGAGAACATCAATACTCCAAACAAACGTTGTATTTTATGAATTATTTAACTACGTATAAGGACCGAGACGAAATGAAAATGAACCGCAGCCTCTTCCAAACACACGAATACAATCAACGCGTAATGAACCCAACCGTTCAACATACCCTTTTTAAGAAAGAAGGCAGTCTATATGACGGAATCATACCATATGTGGAATGGGCAACTTACACTTACGGAATACGAGAACTTAAGTTTCCGTCTTTGCCTCCACACATCCAAATATCTGAAGTCACAGAGAAAAATTCTCATATGGCGTTTGACTTGATCACGCTACAAGTGCAAGGAAACCTCCAAGCACAAGCATGTTTGTTCGATGTTCTTATCTTTCCAGAATATAGTAATCTAACAGAACTCATGACAAATAAATCGCTGATGATATATTGTTTGCGTAAAGGACAAGATGTTCTCGGACTCTACTTTTTCAAAAACACTATGCAACAGAATGAAGCGTCTGAGGGTTTCATTGTCCGACTCATTGCAAGTATATCCAATATAAAAGAAACGAGAACATTTTACACAGGTTTCCTATTTAGTCTACAACAATTACTAAAAAATAACAGAAAGTTTAAATACCTCATGTTTGACAAATGCAGTCACAATGTATTGTTGTATGATGCGTGGGCAAAGCAGATAGGGAGACCCATAGACACGTCAACTACCGGGTATTATTTATTCAACTCTATTCATCCAAGTTCTCCCCTGGATGAAAAAAAAACATGCATTGTATTATAACCATTAACGGATGTATTTACCAGACCTAGCAAAAGAGTCTAATACGTATACCACAAAAACGCCTAAAAATGTATAAAGCAGGAACTCCTCGGTAATATTGTCCGTTTTTTCGTGTTGCTGCTGTTCTAGTAAATGAATCATATAGTTTATCTTCTCCATCAAACGACCGTCGTCCATCTGACTTCCAATGCCCATTTTTGAATAATAAGGCGCGACGTCTGCTTTGTTCTGCATACCTTCATATACCTTGTTATAGTTGCTTAAACGATTCACTCTTGTATCGTCTGCTCCATAACGGACCTTATTCGCGGACTCGTGCGCCTGCGAAGGCTTTAAATGAGAAAAACGCGGCATTTCGGGTATGAACTGATTCAGTCTATTGGTTGTATCATCTTCTCCATCTTTTTTGGTCTGAATGGCCGGAGGCTCTAAAGGGGTGAAATCTCCTAAATTGTCGTTTTCGTTATCGGCTTCAGTCATTTGATTTAATAAGTCAGAGATTTTGTCGTTTCTTTTATTATTTGATTCTTCTAATTCTTCTATTGTCGGTGGTGTCTTTTTGTTTTGCATAGGTTCTCTATACGAATTCGCGTCTTCTTCTTTGTTTGCTGTTCTCCTTATAGACGGGATTCGTTTCTTGTTCTCGTTTGTATTACTAATCCATGGCGATGCTGTTGTAATTAAAGACATTGGAAATATTTACTTTATCTTAAAAAATAAGCAGATATTTATTCAAGTCGTTTATCTAATTTATTGTAAATAAAATCAAATGTCTATATATAAAACATGAACTGTTTACATCAATTTATACCGATCGTTCTGTTATTCGTCTTTTTATCCTATCGCGATGAATTTGTTGATTTTAGTCAAACTACGGGCGGTAAGGTTCTCGCAGTGGCGATGATTTTATTGTATACACATATGGACAAAGTATTTGGCTTGTTCGTATGCTCTCTGGTAATCTTGTATTATCAGTCTGAATGGATGGAGTCTTTCTTGAATATAAAAGACTTACAAGAATGGGAGAATGAATTGTTGAAAGAAGAGACAATCCCCGAACAAAAAGTGGACTTCTTAGATATCGACCATACAAATTCCGAATCAATTCAAAATGAATTTAGAGAGAACCACTGCGAAAATGGGATGCTAAAGCATAAGAATATGAATGTGAAACCTGATATGACGTCGCACGTGTTTTCTGATGTGAATTTCAAACACGAAAAATGCAACGTATGTTCACCTAACTGCAAGTTCTCTATAATAGAAACTAAGTTCAAAGCAGAGTCAAATGTAAAGCCAAAGTGCAGTAAAAAATAAACATTGAAGGAATGTCGCCCTGAGAAGCCGGTAATAAACCCAAATACAAATAGATGTGTAAACGCGTGTAAAGATGGTGAAGAAAGAAATGAGAAATTTATTTGTAGCACAAATATGTAAGAAATTATTATAAATATATATATATAATCATTTCATGAAAAACAAAACTAGAAAAAACAGATGTAGCAAAGTCCCATGTGGAAAATGTTTGAAAGGATGTAAACCTCAATATTGTTCAAATAAACAAAACGCGTTGTCAAAAAACTGGTGTCATTGTAATATCTCAAACAAACGACGCAAGGAATGTAAAACAAACATAAAAACTAAAAAAAACAAGGATGAAATTCATGTATCCGCTAATGCAATGCATCATAAGATGCCTTACATATGGAGATTTTTGGATGGAAAGACTAGAAGGAAAATGATCAAGTTAGCACAAAAACCAGTTAGTAAACTCAATGTATCACCCGACCACAAAAAATAGTTTGTATATAATATATATATATACAATGCCAAGGCAGTCCGATTCGCTGTGGACAAAATTAGATGGTCACATAAGCCAAATTAATAACAGTAAAATCTTCGCGGGCATCATGATCATTATACTGAATATCACGTCACGATTTGTCAATATTAAGCTAAGCAAGACAACTGAATATTATTTAAAGAATACGTTTAGCACCCAACTCTTGGTATTTACGATTGCGTGGATGGGTTCTCGCGATATCTATATCGCTTTAGTGGTGACGAGTATTTTCATTCTATTTACTGAATATTTGTTCAACGAAGATAGTGTATTCTGTATATTTTCGGAAGAGTTCAAAGATTATCACATTTCCAAAATGGAGAGAGAAATAGAAGATGCGGAAGAAGTAAGCGAAGAAGACATCATGAAAGCAAAGAAGGTGCTAGAGAAAGCCAAGAAACACGACAAGATATCTTTAGAACTAGAAAGTTATAAAATATAATCCTAATGAAGAAATCAATATAATAAGATGCCGAGGTATGTTACTATATGGAACTGATTGTGGCGAAAAACAATAAAAATTCAATCGGGAAAGACGGAGAGTTGATGTGGCATCTTTCCAAAGACTTACATCGGTTTCGTAAATTAACACAAAATCAAATAGTGGTAATGGGACGTAAAACGTATGCTTCTCTACCAAACGGTCCTCTGAAAAACCGTATCAATGTAATTATTACAAGAGAACCCGCCAAATACAGCCAAGATATAAACAATGTTTATTTTGTAACACTAGAAACATGCAACGTATTATTGAATGAACTACAACTGCGACATCGTAAATCAGTGTTTATTATTGGCGGGACTGACATATACAATCATTTTTACCCTCGATGCTGCACGTTGCATATTACGGAAGTAGACGATGACCAAGATGGCGATACACAATTCCCTATTTCGGATGAACAAATAATGAAAGAATATCAAATTGTTGCGAAAGAAACGCAACGCGACGAGAAGACTAAAATGCTGTATTCTTTTTGTACATATAAAAAGATGTAAAAAAGTATAATGATAGTATAAGAACTAGTATTAATGGATTTAGAAATAGCCCCGTTAGAAATTAAAATCACTACAAATGTGCCGAATCAACAATTGATTTCCTTTACATCTGGTTTATTATATCACCCTGAGAACGCGTTGCCGTCAAATATAGAAAAATACCCGTATCTGTTATCAAACGCTTATTTTCCCGAAGACACGCTGAAAAATATGGAATGGGATGACCGGATATCTTTCTTTTTTAACATTAACACAATGAGAAACACGATGGCAAACGAAAATATGGAGATAAAAGACGACCCACAAGAAAAACAGAACGTAGAGAACCGCAACATCTTTATGTTAATCAAATATGTATTCCCTACCAAATACTTCGTCCATAAGAACATCCATCAAACATTGGAATATGTTACCAACGAATCGCCTGAACGTTCCTTCTTTTTCAATCCCCTTAGCCAATATTTTTCCTATACGAAACTAAACGATAAGGTATATACGAATGTCCGCGTTACATGGAAAAACGATGTATTGAATCATCCGTCCTATTTTGATTTGGTCAAAAATACATACGAGTTTGTCTTGAAACAGCAAAAGGAAGAACCGCGTATAGCAGAAAAATACAACAATTATATGATAGAGTTTAACAACCAGTTTCGTAAATACATCGCACGCATGCTAACGTTATTACAACAATACGATGACCAGGTCAAACCGGGTCAAAAACAAAACGCACACATGGTAATGAGGATTGCATTACTCACATCATTGTTTCAATGGATAAATTATGAAAATACCGACGAAACATTTGTAAAAATATTCATCCTTAACATCAAATCGCTTAACAAAGACCTCACAAACAAAATCGGCACTGAATATTACACGCCGAGGACAGACAGTTTTGTATCCAAAGATATATTTGACAAAATAGAAGAAAGAGAGGGTCAGATTAACTTGATAACTGACCCGCTGGAGCGAAAGAAGGAAAAACTAGAGTTACTGTTTAACAAAGACTACGATATTCTTATCAACGACCGCTTACTCAAGAAACTAGAACAAAACGAAGAACTCAAAGACATGATTGACGAATACTCGCTGTTATTTGAAAAAACGGTAGAGGATTTGATAAAGTTATATGAGACAAAAGTGTCTATACAGATCGAAGCGGTGATGAATTTTAACAAATACAAGACAACTCCCTTTATTCAATTACTGTCGAAGCCCGATTTAATAAAAGACAATCTTGCATACCGTAGATATTTCACAAACCACATCCAAAAATTTGTAGAAACCTCATCCGGTCCTACAAACACCTTGGTTTCAGGAAATGCTAAATTATATCAACTCATTCACAGCACAAATGGGAAAGACATTTCCTATTTTTTTGATTTTATGGTTTATGTATACGAAAAGTATATTCTCTACAAAACAGTATCTGCGCCAAAGAATGAAGAACTTGTTAGCAAACATACCGAACTTATTTATACTGGAGTAGACAGGGTGGAGAATAGAAAACAAGTATATTTTATCGTTGACTGTATAGACGGTGAGGTAAACGACGAGAACAAACGTAGTTTGTATTGTCCGTTCATGAATGAATATATGGGTTTTCTCTTTTCAGACTTCATGCTACCGAATACGTTTGTTCGTTGGAAAGCCGCGCCTTACAACTTTATTTTGTCGACGAGTGACCACTCAGTGACGGAATCAACGAACAAAGAAGAAAGTCCCACGGGAATATTGCGAACTTCAGAAACCAAACCGACATTGACAAACGAGACGGTAGAAGACAACTGGAACAAATTCAAATCCATTATTAACGTCGTCTCTCGCGAAAAAATTATCAATATTTTATTAACATTAAAGGCACGAAAGCCTACAATTGACGAGTCTAACGAATTCGCATATATTGAACAAAACAATAGGGACTTGTTTGAACTGATAAAACGAGTTTCCAAACATATCAAAAAAGTAGACTTAGATACACAAGAATTCACACAAACATTACAAAAACTGAAAGAATTCAACTCCAATTTCAAGAGTCGTGTTGTATATTTCTCTAAATTAACGAAGGAACCGGTTTCAATAGAACAAGACGAAAATACAAAGGATAGTTTGCTGGAAAACGAATTGTATGAAATTGTATCTGGAAATGTGATTCAATTCTTTGATCAAAAAGGTGGACGCAAAACTCGCCGTAAAAAAGTCAAATTTTCTAGAAAGAATAATATCGTGTTTATTGAATAAATCTACTATATAGATAATTTATTCAATGATAAGGTTTGTGCGCTTATTTACGGGGTTTGCGTTTGTTGGTGCGTTTCGCTTTCTTGGACTTGGTTTTCTTGGACTTATTCTTACGTGATTTTCTTGTTTTCTTTCCACCTACGAATCCTCGTATTAAGTTTTTAACATCACGGTTTAACGTAGGATTTGCCGATTTGTCCACACTATCAACCGCGCTATAAATGTCTAACATGTTGTCAATCTTCATGTAATCAGTATGAGTATCAGGTGCAGACACGGGGACATTCAACAGAGTAAACACATTAGTATATGGATCTTTTTTCTTTTGTTCAATACTCTTTTTTAAATTGGTTATTCTATCTTGTGTTATATTCTTCTCCGTATTCAATAACTTAGTTACGGCAGATATATCACCTTCCAAAACGGCATGTTCTAAAGACATTTGATATACATATATTGATAAAAAAATACATGTATACAGAATAATAATCAACTACTTGTCTATTTACTTCTTTTTGTAAAAGGTTGCCTTTCCGTTCTTAAATACTCCTACCTCATCTCCAACGTCTTCGTCATCGGTTACTTCGAAAATCGGACCAGTTTTCTCGTTGGTTGTATAATATTTCTTGCCCTTAATATCCACTTCAAATACCTCCTCTTCCTCCTCTTCGGCTTCCTCTTCCTCTTCCTCTTCCTCTTCCTCTTCCTCTTCCTCTTCGGCTTCCTCTTCCTCTTCCTCTTCCTCTTCCTCTTCCGCTTCCTCTTCCTCTTCCTCTTCCTCAGCTT